CCCTGCTCAAATCTCCATGTCCACAGGCTGATTTCTGTGTCGGGAGTCAGTGCGTAATTAGGCTCAAGGAAGTCGACTGAATAATCCGGGCCCACATCTGCGCCTGTCTCAGTCTTGATAATCGCCTTGTCAACCGCATACCTTCTATTCTCCCAGGGCCGCCAGGTGTCCTCTTTCTCGCCTGTGGCAATATCCCTTGCCTCCATTTCCAAGATTGACAAACTCGCTGCCGACGGCGCATTGCCCGCGTCATCTCTGGCATACTTGGCTCTGATATGATTATTATTTAAAGTGGACTCCACCAGAAATCTTGTTGATTGAACAATCTCTTGTAAACTGCCCCCGCTGTTAGTCACTTTGAAATCCGCTCCCTCGGGGATGAAAAGCACCTTGTCTGTTCCGATGGTAACCCTGCTTGCGTCATCTACGCCGGAAAGTACCTTTATCCCAAGACTAGAATACCGGATGGCTAATTGTAATTCCACCTGGGCTACATTCACCGCAAGATCAACTTGGGCTACATCTATAGCGTTTGCTACAGAATGAAAATCCCTGATTGGCGGGTATCTGTGGGTGAAAGTAACTGGCAGAACGCCGTATGGATTTATATTTTCTTCGTTTCCAGGTACGCTTACAACCTTACCGCCTTCGTTTAACAGATAATGCTGACCGGGATAGCCGGGGCGGTCCTCCGTCCAGACTGCATGCATGGGCTTATTTATTCTGGCATTGCCCTGATATTCTATAGGATAACAAATGCCCACTGGCTTATCCCGGCTGTCCCCAGCCAGAAAAAGAGGCATAAACTGGCTCAGGGTCTCATATTCAATCTTTCCTGTCAACTCATTCCATTTTGATCGGATCGCCATTGTGCCTAAAAGAAAAGTCAGCCTTTCTAATAGTCTGCGGTTGGAATTGAGACTCTCTACGTCTATTGCATCAGTGTAAGCATCGGATGCCCTCATCCTGGGCGGACGCTTATAGGTCATAGACCTTAATGCAGATACCCTCCGGGTAATGTTCTGAGACAGGATGGGGATTTGCTTGAGCGTCTCACTGCCGAAATACGATCTGACGTATTGGTCTATGTTGATACCCTCGTACCAATCCAGCAGATAATCACGCTCTTTAACACGAGAATCCTCAATGTATTGTAACTTGTTTTTTAAAGATGCTAGTACAGCACCTGTCGATAAATCAGGTATGTTCACCAATCTATTACTCCAGCAGTTCTACTTCTTATAGGAAATTGGTTTACGAAAAAGTATCTCAAGCAGTCGTTCATGTGATCAGTTCTGCCATCTTTTAAAGGCTCTTCCTTTAGCCTCTGGTCCGTTCTGTGCTCCGGGTAGCGGTAGTTCTCGTAACACTCGATTGCTCCCTTGCATTTATCTGAGACGAAAAAATGGCTGTCGCCGATGGCATCTTCTATGAAAGAGCGAACATGAGATACACCATTGGCGATATTGCGGGAGAGCTTGTCCGTGCGGTAGCGGACCCGGACTCCCTTGCGGAGAAACTGCTGGATATCGGACAGGCCCGAGCTCTGGACACCCGCTCCGGCTGGGTCTCCGAAATAAGCCTGGACAGGATAGCCCTTTTTTAAGACCATGTCTGCAAGAACTTCTGTCTTGACATTCTCTTCAAAACAAATCTCGTCTATCTGATAAACTCTAGCACGAGGCTCCCGCTCTTCCACCTGGAACCATCCGACGGCTGGCATCCTGAAGCCGAAATCGATTGAGCAGAAAGTGGGTAGGTCAGGGTTGTACTTGAGCCCCTTAATGACATTCGTGTACCGCGAGAAGGGGTAGCATCTTCCTGTAAATGAGACGAAGGACGCTCCGTATTCCTGCTCCCAGGTCTCTTTCGTGAGTGTTTTTTTGAGGTCATCTAAATTCTCCCTGAAATATGGTGAATCCCATGACGGGTGCTGCCAGGATTCCCATTCAGGGAAATTCTTGTCCTGGCCCCGCTGCCATAAGTCAAACATCCAGTTGTGACCCATAGGCGTAGTTGTCATAAGCGTCCATCCTCGCCTGTCGGAGAGAGTGGGCCTTAAATACTGTTCCCAGATAATCTTCTTTATCTTGGCGGCCTCATCTATGACCAGCCAATCCAAACCTTCACCCACCAATGAATCCGGGTTGTCCGCCGAGCGTATCCAGACCTCGGAGCCGAGGCCAGCTATCTTGAAATAGTATAACTGACCGCTGATCTCCTTCTTGGTCTCAATAGGAAGTCTCAGCTTCAAGAATAAATCTTCCTTGACGATCCTGGCAACCTTGTCGCATAACTCGTAATTAGGAGCTACTATCCAGCCCTTTGTCTTGGGTGTTAATATCCAGGGCTCTATCTCCCGTGCAGCAGAAAAGGATTTTCCACTGCGCCTACCTTGGATATTTATTCTGAATCTCGCGGGGCTGTTATGCACCGCAAGCTGGTTAGGAATAGGCTGGTATTGTATTAGGTTCCAGAATTTCGTCTTGTTCAGGATTCGTTTTTTTCGTGCCAATACTGCTGTCCTGGTAACCGCACTCCTTGAGTACAGTCTCTAAGTTGCCCGTCAAATCAATGGACTGACGATCACTCTGGTTTAAAATGTTCTTGCCGAGAAAGATGCTCATTGCCGGGGATGTTTCAGCGAGTTTGAACTGCATCTGACGCAGTTTTATTCGCATTTTTTCTCGACCAGCGGCCACCTCTTCCTTGTAACGCTTGCGGACAGTGGATTCATCACACTTGAAGAACTTCGCTATCTCCAGCATGGTGCATCCGAACTCAGCAAGTCCCTCGACTTGCTCTGCGTTCATCTTGATTAAAGGTCTGCCTCGTTTCTTTTTTGCCATATTTATTCCTCCACTAATACAGGATCGGATGACTCCCATAAGACCGCACACTTCATTATTGCCCTTCTCCAGTACGTCTTAGCAGAAGATGTGGAGACGGATAACTGCTCTCCTATCAGCGGAAATGAGATCATCTTACAGCGGAGTTTGAATACCTGGAGCTCTCGCTTGGAGAGATTGTCGTATGCCTTGTGCGCTGCGAACTGGAGCCAGCGTTCTTCCGGGGGGATTAGACCGGAGTTGAAGATGTTGAGCTTCCATTTGAAAGCTGTGGATTGGGTGATGGCTGCTTCGAGCCGTTCCTGGTCTGCATCTGTGAGTAATGGGAACTCCTCCATGTGGCGTAGGGGAAATTAAAGGATATTTTGTTTACAGTTTAGATTACATATTGTTTCCTAAAATAGTAGAAAAATCTTAGAGGCACATACCCCCCACCGGATTCCGCTCTCCTTGTGGCATCCCGCCCGGAAAAATTCGCCCCCGGAAAACCCGGATTGAACTCCTGATGGGCACTTGATCTATTGACGGCATCCGGGGAGGCAAACGGGAAATGACGGGAAAATCAAACCGTTTCTTTTTTTCCGGTATGAACCTTTTCTTCATTCGGACTCACCTCAAACTTTACTTAAGGGCATTTTAACCGCATTCCATACCTTATATATATATTTTAGTTACACCTTGTTAACAAATTGTATACATTATATATTCCAGTAACAAATAAGGAAACCAAACGATGCCTACAACACAAGAAACGCCTCAAACAGCAGAACAACAGAACGTTACGTGTACGTGCTGTGGTGGAGCTATTGAGAGCGGAGAAACAAATTACACGGTTAACGGGGAAACCATCTGTGAGGGTTGTTATGATGAAGAGTTCACAACGTGCAACCGCTGTGAAGAAGTTACCCGTGTTGACCACACGAACGATTGGAACGGATACCTCTACTGTATGCCGTGCTGGAACGAACGTTTTACGTACTGTGATTATTGCGACGAGCCAGAGTCAAGAGAAAGAATCTTTCACTCGAGTGAACACGGATTGATTTGCAGAGATTGTGTAGAGAATGGAGATTTCGATATTTGCCCCGGATGTAATGATGCTGTCCATTATGAAAGTACAGAGCGGGACGAGTTCGGGGAGCGTTACTGTTTCGGATGCGCTGAGAATCACAAACCGGATACAATACATCCCTATGGTTACCGCCCCGCCCCGCTATTCCATAGAGTGATAGCAGAAGAAAACATCACCTCTAGAAACGACGGCGGAGAAGTTCACTTTGGAATTGAACTCGAGATTGATTCTAAAGAACATATCCCAAACAAGGAAACCTTAGCCGGGGATATAGCCGGGAATGAGAATGACTTCTACTGCAAATCTGATTCTAGCCTAATGAATGGGTTTGAGATCGTATCTCATCCGGTAACCTTTGAGTATTTCAAGAAAAATAAAGAGAAATTCCAGAAGGTTTTAAAAGATGCTAAAGAGTTCGGTTTCCGGTCTCACGATGCCGGGACGTGTGGAATGCACGTTCACGTTTCAAAGGACGGGATAACCAATCTACAACTCTTTAAAATAATGGATTTTATCTTTTCAAATCCAAGTTTTATAAGGGTTATTTCAAACCGGACCGCATCACAACTCGAAACATGGGCAAGCGTGGATATCAAACAGCTAGTCGGTGGAATGGAACCAGAAGAAAAGGTACAGAAACT